TTCAAAAGCCATAAAGGCTAAATCTTCTAGGCCTACGCCAGTGGCAAGGTTGGAAGCCTTTTGTTTAAACTTCCGCTCCCAAGCAATAATGACATAAAGGTTGGTGGTTACTTCGTAGGTGGTTTGGTCTGTTGTTACTTTGAGCGAGAGTTGCATTGTGTTGTTTCTTGTTTAAGGTGTGACGTCTCGTACCCAGGTGCCACCAGTAAATGAAGCTTCAACTGTTGCCAGTTCGCCCACTGTGGAGTTGATTGGGGTGAAATTTGCCAGCATGCAGTTGGTTAAAACATACTCAGGGTTGGTGGCTGTTTCTGAAGTTCCCGATGGTGAAATGGTGAGGATGGTTGTGCCTGTTCCTACGCAAGAGGCCATAATTGCCTCAACTTCTGCCGCGCCGTAGCTGAGGAAGAATGTTATTGACACGTCCACTGTTTGAAGGCCGCCAGTGAAGCGGTGCCCTGTGTCGCCAAAGGCTGTGGATTCCAGTGGGTCTACGCCGATGGTAATCATGCAAGCGTTGGCTTGGTCTGACAAATCGGTAGTGGTTGCCCCTTGCGTCACGTTAATAGTTGCGTTGGATAGGAATGTTGTTGTTGCCATTGGTGGCTCCTTTTTGTTAGTTGCGCCGTACTGCTACGGCTACGGTCATGTCATAGCAGGGAAGCATCTGTTCGCCGTATGTGGCTAAAGATGGCCTTCCATCCACTATGGCGATTGGTGAGTCCATAATTGTGTCCACTGTGGTCATTAAGTAATCGCCCGAATCCTGATTTCCAGGTGGCCCAGCCAGTACGCGAATAACTAGCCGAATGTCGCCCACGTTGTAAGTAAAGGAGTCAAGGGTTGGTAATTCAATCATGACGGACAGCGGGCGGGCATTGCGCGGGTCTGTAACAGGTTTCAACCCCAAAGCCGTTAGCGCGGCCTTGGTGGCGTTCACTGCTTCATACAAAATGCCTGTGGCAGCCATTACGCAACCTGGGGCCTTCCGCAAGCAAGCAGCTGCATAATTTGACCAAGGGACATGGTTGGTGTTCCCATACCCATTGAATCAAAACTTGAATAGCCATCTACGGCTCCACGGCTTCTGTATTGCATTGCTGCATACATAATCGTGCCCAATTTTGCTGCCGAGTCTGGAACGACAGATAACGAATCGGTATAACCAGCCTCGCGCCTTTTCCGAAATGCCCAACTGTTTGCAGCGGCAACACATACAGCAATGAAAGCCGTGTCATTTGCCGTGGCTACTTCAATGCCGAGCCAACTGGTGACATCGGCGCTGGTAATCCACGAGCAACTAGGTGTGAAAGTTACTGTGCCAGTGGCAACACCCCTAGCGGAATCGGTGCCAGCGTTGTAGTAAATAAATTGGTTTTCCATAATGACGTCATAATCAAAGAGCAAATCGCCCTCTTCTGAAACGCCAATAAATTCATAGGGCTCGGTGTTGATGACAGTTGCGGTGGCGTTAAAACCACCACTTGTTCCTGCCACCACTACCGAATCCTGGGATTGAATGTCTGTATCTACGAAAGTCTGTAAAACGGCGTAGTTGTCTAATCGCGTTTGGAATGCGAGGTTGTAACTAGCCATTGTGTTGCAGTCTTTCTAGATTGACTTAGTTAGAAAGTTGCTTTTACGAACTTGCTTGGGTCAATCATTAGCGTTGCAAGGTAGCCACGGAACGCAATTGTACGCGACATGGTGGAAGGCACATCAATGCTGAGGGCACCCTTTTGCTGTTCAAAAATTTCGTAACCAGAAGCATCGCCAACAATTACCGTGTCAGTTGCAAAGTTTCTATCCACGACAACGGACAAACCAAAAGCTACGCCGTTTGGCTGTCCTGGTGACAAGTTACCAAATGCGTTCATTGGGCCAACCTGTGGGAATAGTGGGCGGTCTGCTGTGTCTGACAGTCCGAGCAAGTAGCCCCACATGTTTGGTGAAACAAACAAGTGCGTTGGAAGGTTGCCGTTTGAACCACTGAGGATGGTTTGTGCAGCTGTGCCTACAAATGAAGCCCACTGTGCTGGGTCTGTTGCGTTGTTGCCAAATGCAGCGGTAACTGTTGCGCCTGTTTTGAGGTTGTCGGCTGCCACGTTGTCGGTTTCATTGGCGTAAATTCTGCCCATGTCATCAAGTACCAGGCCAATAATTTCGGGCTGACTCCAATCAATTGATTGTTCGGAGAGGGTCACATAGCCTCCGTAGGTGGCTTTTGTAACTTGATTGTCAGTGATGACAAAAGTTCCCTGGGTAAGGGCCGCGTTTTCTGAAGCCTGGTTGCCAATTGAAGTGTGGGTAGTTACTTCAGGGCGAATGAACACCTTGCCACCTTGTGGCATTGCTTTAGCACCAATGGCATCAATAACTGGGCGGCGACCAATGAAGTTGTTGTAGACAGGTTGGACGATGGGGATTGGAAGCACACCAGGAATGTCGGAAGTCACCACGTTTGGAGCGGCGGCCTTCAGTTGTTCGTGCATTTCGCGCCATTTGTCTCCACCTACAAAAGCAGCTGAAATGTATTCAGCGGCTGTTGGCATAACAAACTCGCGCTTAGCGGTTGCGTAAATTGGGGTTGTTGGGATGATTGAAGCTTCTACCTCAACCACTGGGTTTTCTTGTGTTGCCACTTCGGGTTCCTCCTCGGAATCTGTTGGGGTGGGTTCGGTTGCATCTTCAGGTTCGGATGCAGCGATTTCTGTTATTACAGCGTCTTTAAATGCTGGTTGGGCCGTGAGACTGATTTCTATGAGGTCAGCCTTGGAAACAACCATCACGCCGTTTTTGTCGTATTTAAATTTAGTGGGGACAGCACCAACGCTCACCGAATCGTACGCGCCTGCTTTAACAAGTTCGATGGCGTCAGCTGCCGCGCCCGTTTTTGCAAAGGTGGCGGTGAAACCTAAACCTTCGGGCATGTCTGCAAGAGATGACACAATGCCGCGCAATGCGCTCATGTCGTGGTTTTCCAAAAGTTTGGGGGCCTTCATGTTTAAATCAAAAGCGCCTCGAGAAAATGAAACTTTGGTTCCATCCATTACGGTTGCCGAAACTGGAAACCAGGGCACTGCAATTCCTGTAATTGTTTTAGGGGCATCGTCACCTGCTTGGGCGTCAAGGGTGATGGGGAGATTAACAAAATGAATCATGATGAACTTTCTGCTGGCATATTTACTACTGGTTCCACCATGACATCGTGCAGCATTTCCTCCGCAAGGTAACCCTCCACGTCAAATTCCACGAATCGGTTTCTTGGTAAAACATTTGAAGCTGAAAGGGTCTGCTGGATGCATTCAATGAATGGCTTTGCGCCATACAGGTAGAGCTGGCGGTTACTGTCCTGCACGTTTGTGTACGTCAAACCTGAACCTTCCTGAGGGGCCGAAACCAAATAAGCGGGGATGTTGGCAACGCGGGCCATTTCCAGCGATTGGTATTTGCGCTGTTCAGCTACCACTTCGGCGGGTGAAACACTAAATTCCTTAAATTCTATGTAGTCGTTTAGTGCCCCTATGGCGTTTTGGCGGCGCATTGCTGACCATGCAGCTGCAATTTCGCTGAGGCTGTCAGAGTCCAGGGTTTCGCCACCTTTTTGCTGCAAATATCCTGGGACAGTTTCAAGGGTTGCGTAACGGTCAGCGGCTTGGTCTAGGTGGGTTGCTATTGACAACGCTCGAGCGCCTTGGTATAGCAAGCCTTGTATTGGTGAAAGGAACTGAATGACATCGTTGGTGTCACCAATTTCTACGCCATTAAATTGGATGACGTCTGAAGGCCCAAACCACTGAGGCCCATTTTGGTTGGGAGTTGCGCACATATTGGCTGGTAACCAAGTAAAACTGGCGGGCAGGCCTGTTGAATAGCGGGAAGTTACAAAAGCAAAAGCGCGCCCGTAGAAAAACAAATCAGCAAAAATGTTGGCATAAAAAAAGTTGCGGGTGACTTTAGGGTCTGGCTGTTCCATCCACGGTTCTAGGGGGAGGTAAATTTCCTCGTACCGTTCACCAGTCCACTGCTTTGAGTAGTGGCGCATTTCAAGGCACCCAACCATTGAAGCCAGCAAATCTTTGGAACGGGAAACTGTTGGGTTTTGCAGGGCGCGTTGTTCAGCTGCACCAGTGCTGTATGCCAGGAAGTCATTGATTTGGGCAGCGCCAGCACCAGCGGCGGCTTTCACAGGGGCAGAAGCCATTTGTGCTGTCGTTACTTTAGGCGTGAAAAATCCCACGGGCGGAGTCTTGCACAAACTTGTTGCAAATGCAACTACCTTGCTGAACCAATCATTGCCCGCCCAGATTGGCCTGGGCGTGACACCAGGGAAGCAGCTGCAACTAGACACCTGGCGCATTCGATTGGGCCTGGAGACTTTTGCGAGCTCAAAACAACGGCCCCATTGGCTTTAACCAGGGTGGCGCGATTGACGTGTTCAGCCAGCATTTCCTCGCCAGTGTGCAGCAGTCTGCCTTCAGTAATCATTGACTTAACCAAGCCCGTGTATTTAATCATTTCCGCATAGCCCCACAGGGAACGCCTACGAATTAACGGCTCTGGGGTGTGCAAGTCAAGGGTGGGCGTGATGGCAAGTTTTAGTTTGGGGTCTGCTTCCATAAGTCTTTCAATGTGTCGCCACATTTGCCGATTGGTTTCGCAAGTAAAAGCCACACTTGCCACAATGTCCCCATCACTGTTCAGGCCGCACAATATCCCCACATATTTGCTGTCATCCACAGAACTATCCACAGCCAGCACTGAATTGCCACCATCTAGGGTTTGGTTTGTGGTATAACGCTTTGCCCATTCACCAGGATTAATCCACGAATTAGCGGCAGCCACCCAAAGGTTGCAATGTGCCCTCAAATACTGGGAACGGTCAGGCGCGGCAGCTGCACTTTCCAATCCCTTCATAGTTATTGTGCGCCCCAGCGCTGGATTTGCATAGCCCCAATAAATTGGGTCATCTGGTGACACCCCAGAGGGCAGGCTCCACTCAGCCATAAACAGGTCAGTGCGAACACCCGAATCAATAACACCAAGGGCCTGTTCCCGTAGCTTTAGAAACGCTCGAGAAGATTCATCGCCAGCTGTGGAAACCAAAAAAGCCAACGGCGATGGCACAGCAATCTGGGACGGTTTCAACGCCCCAAAATAGGTGGCTTCAGATATGGCCCACAGTTCATCCACGATAAGAATGTCCCACGTCCCACCATGTTTTTTACCTGTTGCACTGTTCACTTTATAAACAGAGCCATCGTGCATCTTGACCTGGTGCCTGCCATACGCCCAAGTAACTTTTGCCAGGTCAGACTCCTCCAACAATTCAAAGACCTCGCGCAAATCCTCAAACACTTCAGTAGCCAAACCAAGCTCATGGGCCGTAGACATAATGCGCACAGGCCTGCCCCAAATGCGCGGCAGTTCAGTCAGGCAAAAACCAACCAAAGCACTAAGCATCGTGGTTTTCCCATTTTGTCTGCCTGTTGAAATCAAAGCAGTGCTTGAAATAAAGTTTCCATCTTCGTCATGTTCCAACGCGCCCTCCAATGCCAACAACTGCCAGGGAAACAACGTCCTACCAAGATGGGCCTCGCTCCACGCGCCAACCAAAGCCGAGTAAGACCCAAACGCCCCAGTAGGCGTAACCAGCCTCGGCTGTTCCACACCAAACCCAACCATTGCAACCGATTCACAAGAGTTTTGAACCGAGTTATGACTGTCCCCAGAGATATCAGGAAA